AGTTTGTATTTGTTGAAGTACCCCATGTTCCAGATTCATCACCTGTCGCAATCTTTTTGATACCGCCATTTGTTGTATAGGTTGCCATTTTTCCCTACCTTTACGCTGCTATTTCTGTCCAAGTTGTTCCTGGTGTAGGATCAATTTCCGCCCATGTATTGTTGGGGTTAGGCGTAATATTAGACCAAGATGTTCCTGGAGCAGGAATTATATTACCGTAAACTAACACAGATCCTACAGTTGCGCTAGTGCTTAAACCTGTAACAGTTACAGAGGATGGCGCAACGATTGTTACACTACCAACTTGACCTGTTGCAGTCATATCTCCTGCGAACACAGGAACCCTTTGAAATGTGTTGAGAGTTACCGCCCCAACACTAGCAGTTGCTGCTATTCCTGTAACCGCTACATTTGGTGCATCTCCTGAAACAGTAGGCCCTGTAACACCGCCAGTAGCCGCAATACCCGTAGGCGTTACGTCAACACCAACACCCTCACCAATTGTAACAGAACCTACACCACCTGTTGCTGCGATACCTGTTGGTGGCACATTGACACCAATTATAATGCTTGTGCCAGATCCAACCGCAGATGTTGCAGATACACCTGTTGTAGTTACAACAACACCGCCACCCTGAATAACAGTGGCAGTGCCAACAAAACCTTGACCCTGTAGCCCTGTAACAGGGACATTTTGTTCTGTAACCAGACTTACGTCACCAACGCCACCTGTAGCCGCTATGCCTGTAAGATCAACGCTGTTGTTACCTTGAACCGTAACACTGCCAAGACTCGTGGTTGCAGCTAGTCCTGTAACGGATATAGATATATCTTCTCGAACAACAGCAGTGCCAACTTGACCCTGCATTGCTCCAATAGTGGATTTTTCACCGCCCCAAGCGGTTACACCAAACCCTTCTTCACCCCAACCGTTAAGAGTGTGACCAACACGAACAGGAACCGCTTCACCCCAAGCGCCCTCACTCCATGTTCCACGACCCCAACCGTTGATGTTCGCCATAGCGAAAGCCTTACGCTATACGGATAATCGCGTTAGATGCGTCAGCCGTTGGAAATACAATCTGAAAGTCACCAGATGTAGAAGACTTGTTAGATCCAAAGTCCAAAACAACAACTGCGTTTGTTGTACCAGAACCGCCGCCTGCTTGCGTATTATAAATCAAAGCACCACGAGCAGTAATTGTTGCAGAAGTATATGTCTTATCTGCAAAATCCGTAAGAGCAGTAGTTCCAGAAGTTGTAGGTGTTACGTTGGTTAACGCTCCTCCACCCGCAGTATACGAGCCAGAGTTACTCACCTCGTTAGATGATGTGTATGCTGTAGTAGCCGCAGTGAATGAAGCACTGTTATCATACAGAGCAAGCTTATAAACGTCTTGCCCATTAGTAAAATCGTGTTTAGCCTCAAGAAGTTCTTTCTTGAAAGAAGTACACATTGCGTTTCCAGTAAAGGCCATATTAAAGTCTCCTTATAAGTTCAGCCAGTTGGGGATGACCCGCATCCTTAATTGCATTATACACGGTTGTGCGGTCACTACGAATAGCTTGTCTCATATAATATGCAACAAGCTTCTCAACATGCTTTGAGAAAGCACGAGCTTGGTCCCGTATGCCTGGGTGAGCAGAATCCGAAACCGAAATAATTTTTTCAACGCATTGTTCAGATAATTCTTCAGGAGTAAATCCCCTGTTTTCTGTGGTTCTAACTCCAACCACAGGTTCATCTTTTGGTACACTTACATCTATCTTAAACATTTACATATCCATCCTTGGCTGACCATCACGATAGTTATCTCTTTTTAATCTACCTTCACCCAACACCAATAACCTACTTATAGCTTCATCATACTTTTCTTTATACATTGCAAGAACATCCTGCTCTCCCTTCATAAAGATATACGCATTCACCAAGCTTCCGTAAAGCAACGCTTGCTCTGCATTATCCCCTAGCCAAGAAGTGCTTGAAGTAACAATTGATGGTGGATCAAAATAATAGTGCAATTGAACTAAATAAGTAGTGTCAGGTGTAGGAGCAACTATAAAGTTACCAGAAGAACTTGGTGATGTTACATCTCCATCAAACTCTGAATAGTATTTTGGAAGCCCAGTTGTTGATTGGTTAGGGTATGCCTCACGCATAAAGTTTACATCTTTCTCAATAAGAAAGGTATAATTACTACTGCCATCTACAACAGCAAAAGAAAACGGAGCTAAGAAATCTGAGGGCCTAGCGATGTATGGATTACTAGCAGTCATGTTAGCTGTCACATTCTTTCTAAGCTCTGGAATCATTACAGTTCTGTATATCAGTTCCTCTGTCTGCCTCACAAACGTAGGTATCTCTGCAACAAAAGTTGTTTCGTTATTCTCTGTAAAGTCCTGTATAGACTGTAGTAATTCAGCGTAATTCATTCTTCAGCCTCATTATAAAGATTATCGAACACTCTATTTACATCTAACGTGTAGTCTAAATCAGATTTAGAATAATGTATATGCTGAGATGGCATGAAGTCAGGAGCGCCCTTCCCAGTCTCAAACCATGCAGGGTGCGTTACCCTTACACGATTGTTTGGAAGTGCCACTACGTTACCTGTCCATTCACCTGCATCAAGCAACTGCATTACATGACTCTGCTTATGCTGTGCGGGATCATCCGCTATCTCGCTCTCTGCGTAATCAACAGTAAACAAATACTTTGCTGCATACATATTACCATCTATCTTAGCTATCCAAGGACATGGAGTTGCTCTATCTAAAACATACACGGCATGATTATAAGCTGAACAATCCCAAGGCTGCGCGTCATGCACCGCCATAGGTTCAGGCCAATCCTCTAGCGGCTCATCAGCTACTAAAGCAGTTATTGGCATTCTAGCCCACATTGCACCACCGTGTACATTCTCTTCACCTTCTTCATCAGCCTCAGATCCTGTAAATATAACCTGAAAGCTTAGACACCTATTAGGCATCGTTGTTACCGCAATAACCATCGCATGAAGGAACTCGCCATGATAACGCTCGTGATTACAAGTATATTCACGGCGAACCCAACATTTAAAGTGCGGTATGTTGCTTTGCAAATATGCCATTCTTACCCATTGCGAGTAAACTTCTGCGGCCTTGCTGCACCACTACCACGAGCTACTCCCCCTCTTGCTCTTCCTTTTGATTTCATTCTACCACCAATTTGTTTCTTCATGACTCCACCCTTAGCCATTCCTTTTTTTCTCATAGAACCACCACCCATTTTCTTGATAGCTCCACCCTTGGCGTAACCCTTCTTCTTCATGGCTCCTCCTTTAGCCATGCCCTTCTTCTTCATCATGCCACCGCCCATTGCTTTAACGGCTGTCTTTTTTGCTTTCTTTTTAGCTTGATCAAGTTGACCTGATTTTTTTCTTTGCGCTCTACGTCTGTCTGCGCGTGACCTTTCATATTCAGAAGGTGTTAGCTCTCTAGCCGCAGGTCTTTTATCAACAGGAGGCTGAGATCCTTTAGGAATATATTTTCCTACTTCTTTATAGTTTGCAGCAGGTTTTGGAGTTTTCTTTTTTACAGTTCCACCTACACCTTTTTTAACGACACCGCCTTTAGCCATGCCCTTTTTCTTAGTAGCACCACCCTTTTTCATTTTACCTACGCCATCAGCAGCAAAGAATGGGACTTTCTTTCCGCCCTTCTCTACCATTTTAAGCTTACTTCCTTTGCTCATAGCAACAGGTTTTTTCTTCATGGCTCCGCCTTTTGCGTAGCCTTTCTTTTTCATTGCGCCACCTTTGGCGTAACCTTTTTTCTTCATAGCCATTTTAGTCTCCTTAAAGTTGTGGCGTTAAACAATAGTTATATTACCTACCATACTACTGTGACTTGTACATTGATACACTAAAGATGTATCGGAGGGTTCATGAGGCACAATAAACTGTGTCAATCCTGTTGTTGAATTATAGTTGTCTGTAACACCCGTAGTAAAAGCAGAGCCACCATTGGATGTTCTAATCTGCAAAGGATGACTTCCTACATTGGCTGTGTTGTCTATAAGATAAGTATGCCCTTTGTAGAAAGTAAAGTTTGGATTATCTCCAGACGTAGCGCCAGGGCCAGTAAAGGTATATGCAGAAGATCCATTTGTACCTGTTGTATATTTAGTAACAGGGCCAGTTGTCTCATCATTAACTCGAATCCACACTCCTCCGTGTGCAAAATACAGCCCCCCAGTCGCATGCACATGCGCCACAGCGCCGTGGTATGTCGATGCACTTGGGAGATCACTCAAAGCTGCATAGTAGAAAACAATTTTATTTGCACCAGAGCTTACATCTATAACACCGTTGGCATCTATAATATCAGTTAAAGTTGAGCCGTTTCCAAGTGCCGCATATATCTCCGTAAAGTTTGCGTTTATCTTGGTTGCCCCTGCACGAAGGGTGTCACCGTTCCCATCGTTTGCGCTGCTTCCTATTCCTACACTTTGTAAAGCCATGTTCTATCCCTCGTCAAATGTCTGTGATGTTGAGTCTAATGTGACTGATGTGCTATCAAATCTATCAGCAACTGATACAGTTACAGAACCTACTGCTCCTGTAGCAGATACTCCAGTCACTGTCTCTACCTCTGTTGTAGTAACAGATACCCTACCAACTGATGCAGTCATAAGGGTTCCCTGACTTCCTACAGGATTAAATCCGTATAAAGCTCTACTCTCCAACAAAGCCCTATCAGGTCTTGGATCACGCAAGGACTGAGGATCGTTTATCTTTAATCTACCAAGAAAGTTTTGCGGCTGATCTGGATCAACAACATCTCTTCCAACAAGAAATCCAGTCTTAACTCCGTTATTATATTCAGGAACAAGATCTTTTAAAGGGTATCTAAACCCTGTCTTGTCACAGAAACCAAAGGCATATTTAGCTTTTGCGTAACTCATCAGCCACCCATAAACGTATCAAAAGGAACGAACTTGATTGATGCTGTTTCTTCATCTTCACCCGCTGCAAGCTGAAACTGAAATTCATATTCTTGTTTCAATGCTGCTGTTCTTGCAGCAACCTCTGGTCTTTTCATAGCTATGTAATAAGCCAATCCAGAAACCAAAGCAGGCACAAAGCGTGGTGGTACAGATGTAACTGAAGAACCCACACCAGAAGTCAGACCGTCTATACCTTTGAGCCTAAAGTAAGATAAGGTGTATGTGGTTGTGCTGTCTGGTACAGGCCATAAGGTTATTTTTGTTTCCGTTGGGAGCCTTTGGACGTAGATTTGGGTCGGCCTACCTTGCGTTTCTTTGTTGGTTTGTTGGGCGTAGGTTGCGACACTGACCCTTTGGATGGTGGTATCGGTTTGATTTGTACCTGTACCTGTGCGGATTTGGTGTTCGATGATGTCAATCGTGTCCGAAGGTAGCGTATAAGTCGCAGTACCTGCCGAAATGGATAGAGTATTAGATTCAATAGTGAAGAGATTAAGCCCACGGTTTTGCCACTCCAATGTTAAAATGTTAAGGCTCCTTCGAGCCGTTTTAAGATCATAGCCTGAACGCATTTCAAGACCTGCTCGCTCGTAAGCTTCTTCAAATAGTTCTGGTAGGTCTGGTGTTACTACTGCCATGATAAGTTCCTATGTGACTACACTTCTGTGTCGTTTCGTTTTCTTTGCAATTTTTTTAGGTTGAGCCACATACTGCTTGCCTGAAGCCTTGCCTGCTCGCTTTGCTCTTGATGTGGCTGCATACTCAGAAGAGCTAAGAGACTTAATAGCCGAAGAAGGGAGGTAGCGTTCGCCAGTAGCATTACTGCCTTGGGTAGAAGGCTTGCCACTTTTAGTTCGCCACTTCTGTTTAGTCCAAGATTTAAGGCTTTTTTGAGACTTTTTTAGAGCCATTTCTCATTATACCTTTTAAAGTTTTAGCCTGACTAGCGTGTAGCTTTGAAGCTTTTTTCAAACCCTTCACAACTTTTTTTACTTTCCTTCTATTCTTATTAGTAAGTGCCATCAATCTTTGTAACCTCCCCCTGCTTTTTTGTAAGCTTTAGCAAGCATCTGAGCTTTTCTAGCAGACCACTGTCCAGGTGCTCCGCCCTTGCCACCTGCTTTTATTCTGTTAAATATACGCTTTCTTTTTGTAGGCTGAGTATAGTTACCTGCTTGATTAACTTTACTCTCAGTTTTTCCACCTTTGCCCATACGAATTATGCCAAGGTCTTTAGCGTCATCACCAGTTGGATCAAATCCTGCTTTATCTAATTTCACTCTATTACCTTTCAATTGACTTCCCATCTGAGCACGAGAGATAGTCATGACCCCTTCTTCCATTTAGGAGAACTAGACTTTGTTTTGCTTGGACTCCACTTAGTTCTGTCTGCCCAATAAGCTGCGCTCATCTTTCCTTTATTAATATTCTTAGCATGTCTAGATTTAAAAGCTTTACGCTGACCTACAGTTTGATTTGTCTTAACTCCCTGCTGACCAAAGCGAATTGTCTTTACCTTATCCCCTTGCTTTGCCACAACGATGTGTGACTTTTTAGGATGATTAGGTGTACGCTTTGGTTTGTTGTAACCAGAGACCCCTGCCCTTGCGAGGCGGGGATCTTTTTTTGATTTCTTTTCAGACATATCTACTCCAGTAAAAGAGTAATCACTGATCCAGATCCGCTTAACGCAGAAACAAAACAACCATTGTCTGCCAGTATACCATCGTTAGGGAGAAACACATCGTTCCATCCCGCAGGCAATGTAAGATCAAGAAGCGTATCTCCTGTAGCAGATCCATTCTTAATCGTGAAAGCAGTTGTATTGGTGCAATATACCAGAACTCCTTGCAGTCTACTGCGAGAAGGCCCGACTAGACCTGCTGAGAAACCAGAAGTAGCTACGTTAAAAGCCCGTACCTCTTGTCCTGCCATACTAGCCTCCTATTATGCTAGGTTATTGTTTTGCTGATACAGAATTGTAAAACGAACTAAACCCGCATTTGTTGCAGCAGAACCAGTAACAGTTAAACGAATATCCGCTGTACCTGTGTCTTGCCATGCTAACGCCGCGCCTGCTTGTGTAGTTGGATATTTACGACCCGCATCTGTTCCACTTGCAAATGTGTTCAAAATAGTTGCAGCGCCACCTACGGTATCACCAACACTCAAGTTTGTTGAGGTGTTAGCTGCCGTGATAACATCAATAATACAGTCAATAATTTGAGAATTTGCAGGAATAACAACGTCTGTTACAGACGCAGCCACCGCTCCACCAGATAAATCTACTGAAAATGTTTGTGCCATAACAACTTGACCAGTGTTCTTGATGTCTGAACCAAGAGTTGTTCCAGTTGTATTCTTAATTGTTCCTGCCTTTATAGGGCCAGAAAAAGTTGTTGTACCCATGTCGATCTCCTGTCTTGGGTTATGTCAGCAGCAGCATGCCGCTGTCAGGGATAAATTAACAATAACATATCTTACGAAAAAAGAAAGGGGCGAGTAAACCCGCCCCTGTAAAAGTTCAATTGAACTTATGCACCTGGAGATCCGAACATACCTAGTGGATCTGATACACCGAAAGAGTAACGCTCTCTCGCTTTGTAGCGAACATTACCTGTATCGAAGTCTCCGTCCATAGATGTCTGCATTGGAGTACGCACGAAGTGCTTCATCCCATTTGGAACATCTGTAGTTAAGAAGAACGCATCGTTATCAGTTAGATAATGATTTACACGATAACCTTCTGGTATGGAGCCGTTAGTGTTAAGTGCGTTGATATCATTATCTGCTGTTCCAACACGAAGGTCTGTCTGCAACAAACGAGTCGCAACAAACATCAATGCAGGTGGAACGATCAACTTGCGAGGACGTGCTGCAATCAATAGACCACGTTCGTCAGTGAACGCAGCAATATCAATAACCGCTTGCTCTAAAGATGTTTCGTTTAAGTCAGCGTTAACAGCAAGTCTGTTTCGGTTTGTTGTTCCCTCTACAGTCGGGTGAGCGGTTGAAAACAAAGTTACACCATCACCTGAGTTGAATGTGGTAAAACCATTATTCAACAATGCTGCTGATTTTACCTGCTTTGTATATGCCATACCTCTAGCTAGTGCCTTGGTATAACGAGCAGATAGCGAATCATACAAGTTATCTTCCATTGCTTCTTCAGTAATGGAGAATCCCATTGCAACCGTTTCGTGGTTGTAACGAGATGTGAATGATTCTTGTGCATTGTCATAAGATATTGATGCGCCTTCAGCTTTCACTGGGGCAGCGCCAAATCCTGACAACTTCACTTCTTCTTCAAAACTGCGATCTGAGTTCTCAGTTTCATAGATCTCTGCATGTTCGCCTTCATACTTTTCGTACTCTAATCCGAATAATGCGTTAAGACCTGGTAGTAGCTCTTTGAGGAGCTGTGCGCGTGATATAGCCATCGTCTAAACTCCTTATAAGCCAACATTATTTGTCATTTGGTGAGCACCTGGATTGAACTTAACAAGAACATCTGGGAATGCATCACTTGGATCTGACACGTGAGAAACGATGCGGAAAGCTGCCGCAGCCGTTTTTACAGTAGCATCCAATGCAGATGTAGAGTTACCTGTCGAGGTAGAACCTGTCGAGGTAGACTGTGCTGCCGCAAAGAATGTGTTTGTGCCAATGATTGTTTGAGCGCCTGTACCATCAAGCTGTGCTTGAAATAGTACATTTGGATCATCAATAACATAGGCTTTAATCGCATCACCATTGGATGTACCAGATGGATAATGCTGATCCTGTATCAGTTGACCTGAAGAGTTAACGTATTCACAACCAACGAAAACGCCTATTGCGCCAACGCCTGAAGTGCCTGATATGCTATTGGAGGTTAGGTCTGCACCTGAACCTGTAGCCAACGCAATGTACCCATCTGCCCCGATTATAACAGCTTGACCATAAAATAGATTAGTGGCCTCACCT